TTTCTCCCGATCATAAATTACGAACTGCCACCAAAGCCGTACGACATAGCAGAAAATAAAGAATCCCGTAAGAGGTATCGTAGGGAAGCGGCAGAAGTAATGAATAAGCGAGCAGCAGAGTTCAAGAGATCCTGTCGCACACGCATGACCATGGAAGCGGTACGTCGTTACAAGGATAATGTGTTCTACATACCTTGGTCTTTCGACTACCGTGGTCGTGCCTACCCTATCCCTGCCTTTCTTACACCACAAGATACAGACTTTGGAAAAAGTTTGTTACAGTTTGCTGATGAAGCAGAAGAGATATGCGAGAAATGGCTTGCTTTCCAAGTAGCTACCAGTTATGGTCTTGATAAAGCTACTATGGATGAGAGACTGGAGTGGACTAGAAGTAATGTCTCACTTGTCTCAGCTGTTGCGACTAACCCTATTGCATTTCTTGCAGAGTGGGAAGCCGCAGAAGAACCATGGCAGTTTCTAGCTGCCTGTGATGAGTACTATCATTGTTGTATTAAACAGGATAGAAAGACTACATCACTACCCGTGGCTACCGACGCTACATGCTCAGGTTTGCAGATACTTGCAGGTCTGGCTCGGGATAAGTCCACAGCTACACTTGTCAATGTCGTCCCCTCTGACAAACCTCAAGATGCGTACGCTAAGGTTGCAGAGACAGCACTAAGCTTAGGGATTCCAACAAGTGTACACTCTGTATGGGACAGAAAGTGTGTCAAACGTACTGTTATGACTATCCCATACAACGCTAAACCTTTCTCTAACAGATCGTATATCAAGAGTGCGTTAAGTGAGAAAGGTGTAGAGGTCGATAAAGACCAACTAACCCTCATTGTTGCTTCGGTTCGGAAAGCCATGAACTTGATCGTGCCCGGTCCGATGTCAGTAATGAAGTGGATCGAGACTGAGGTGTCTAAGTCTATTAAGCATGGTGCAGATCATGTGGAGTGGACTACACCTTCAGGCTTCGTTGTTAAGCAACGTATTATGAAGAAGAAAGTAGAACGTCTAGACCTACAACTTCTTGGCAGATGTCAACTTAGTGTTGCGACAGATGAGACCAATGACGTCGATCTCAGTCGGCACAAGGCAGCCACTGCACCCAACCTGATCCATAGTCTCGACGCATCTCTCTTACACCTCGCTGTGCGTAGTTTTGATGAACCAATCGCACTAATTCATGACAGTGTGTTAAGCAGATGTTGCGATATGGATAAACTATCTGCTATAATAAGGGAGACGTACATGATTCTCTTTGCAGAACATGATTACCTCCGTGACTTTGCTCTACAAATAGGAGCAGAGACAGAGCCACCTATTATTGGTGACTTACAACCAGAAACGGTTATAGAATCCACTTATTTTTTCTGTTAACTATGACAATAGACATTTATAAAGAGGCTTTCTATTCACCTAGTTCTTTTTTCAGTAGTTTCTTTGCACCAACAGAGATCTACGTCGTGGCGAAAGAGGACATAGAGAAGGCTAAACACGAACAATACCACGCACAACTTAAAGCAATCAACGAAAGGATTGACTACTTAACAACTCAAAAGGCTGACATCCAGTCTAAGATAGATACATACCACAAGGAGAACAAAACTGATGCCTAAAAACGTCCACGTGACTGACGAGATTAAACTAGAAGGCTTCCAAGCCATACTTGAACCGGGTAAGTTCGGTTACTCTTTATCAGCTGTCGTTGATGAAGGAGTGATTGACGCACTCGAGACAGAGAGACAAGCACTGCTCGGATGGGCAGAGTCTAAGCTCAAGAATCCAAAGAGAGCCACCTTAAAACCTACACCATGGGAGGAGGTAGCAGATGGAAAATACAAAATTAAGTTCTCATGGGGAGAAGACAAAAGACCCGGTGTCGTTGACACTGAGGGCACACCCATCACTGATGCAAAGACACCACTTTATGGTGGATCAACAGTTAAGCTTGGTTTCTTTCAGAAGCCATACATCCTCAGAGATGGCGTTACCTACGGAAGTAGCCTTAAGCTGCTTGGCGTACAAGTTGTTGCTGTAGGCGAGGGTGCTGCTGTAGACACAGATAGCATGGACGATGAACAGGTTGCCGATATGTTCGGTAAGACTGAAGGCTTCGTCGCCGCAGCCACAGGTAGAAACCCAGAGACTAAGGTAATAGATAGCTTAGATGAGCAAGAAGAAGAAGACTTTTAGGTCTAAGCTCGAAGAGAGTGTCGCAGATATTCTGGATAAGGTAGGTGCTAAGTATGAGTACGAGACTCACAAGGTAGCGTACACCATACAGCACCACTACAATCCTGATTTTGTCCTAGTCAATGGTGTAATGCTAGAGACTAAGGGCTACTGGGACTCAGAAGATAGACGTAAGATCAAGGCGGTCATGCGAGACAATCCCGATCTTGATTTACGGATGGTATTTCAAGCTCCGTTCAATAAGATCAGCAAGAAATCCAAAACAACGTATGCCCAATGGTGTGAGAAGCATGGCATCAAGTGGGCAAGTGCACACGCAATCCCCATAGATTGGTTAATATGAACGAAGAAAGCGAATTTGTGGCACACGAACCCTGTAATAATTGTGGCTCGTCAGATGCTAACTCAGTTTACTCTGATGGTCACAAGTTTTGCTTTTCGTGCCACACGTACACCCCTGCGGAAGGGGACACACCTACATACAAGATGAATAATGAAAGAGTACAGTTCCTCGGATCAGCTGAACAGCTGCACAAAAGACGAATTAGCGAAGCTACAAACTCTTTTTACAGAATATACAGATACGGCAACACACTTAGGTTTCCTTATTATGACGAGAGCGGCAGAGTTGTCGGCTTCAAAATCAAGTCAAAGAAAAAAGACTTCCACTACGAAGGCGGTGCTGCAAGCACTCTATTCGGACAGCATTTATTTCCGTCAAGTGGTAAAAGAATTGTCATCACTGAAGGAGAATTAGATGCAGCCAGTTGTTACGAGGTTATGTCAGGTTGGCCGATGGTCAGCCTACCTCATGGTGCGGCAAGTGCCAAGAAAGACTTGCAAAAACAAATCCCATTCTTACAGGGATACCAAGAGATCGTCCTCTTCTTCGACAACGACGAAGCAGGGCGTACGGCCACTGAACTTGCCTCGGGAATACTCCCCTCCGGCAGGGTTAAGGTGGCCCGTCTCGAGAATTATAAAGATGCTTCAGATGCTCTCCAAGCTGGGGATACTGACAGTATCAGAAAAGCCATCTGGGATGCCAAGCCATACAGACCAGACGGAATCATAGATGGTAAGAGTCTATTTGATGTAGTAACTGCACCAACAGAGGAAGCAGTATGGGAGTATCCATTCAAGGGTATGAACGAGAAGCTACATGGCATAAGATATGGCGAACTTATAACTATCACTGCTGGTACAGGTAGTGGTAAGACATCATTTGTGAGAGAGATAGCATCCAAGCTCTGCCAGAAGGGAGAGACTGTTGGTATACTAGAACTCGAAGCAAACAACAAACGTACAGCACTTGGCTTGATGTCAGCTGCTGTAGGTAAAGCACTCCACATTGGAGAACATGAACCAGAAGAATTAAAGGAGGCATTTGATGCTACGCTTGCTAATTGGAACGTATATCTTTTTGATGGCTTTGGCAGTTTTGACCCGGATGTTATTTACAACAGGATCGAATACCTTGCCAGTGGATTGGAATGTCGTGTTATATTCCTAGACCACCTCAGTATATTGCTATCAGGACTTGATGGCGATGAAAGACGTATGATTGACTCTACTATGACTAGACTTAGAAGTCTTGTCGAACGTACAGGCATCACATTATATTTAGTATCACACTTAAGGAGAAGTAACAGGGACAGTAATTCGCACGAGGAGGGAGGACGTGTATCCCTCGGACAACTACGAGGCTCTCATTCGATCTCTCAAATCAGCGATACAGTCATCGCTCTGGAGAGAGACCAACAAAGCGAAGATGCTAACAACATTACAACTGTTAGAGTTCTTAAAAACCGATATTCGGGAGAAGTTGGCGTCGCAACGAGATTAACCTACGACCTATCCACTACTAACTTTTATGAAACTACGACCGAAGAACAGCCAGAGTTTGACCCAACCGTCGACTTCTAGGCTAATAAGACCCGAACCACCCACGGAGACAGATATTGAAAGAGCACAATTCAAAGACAAAACCTATTACCCTCCTGTTCGACCTAGAAACAACGCCAATAACGGCAAAAAATAAACAGATTCACTGTCTAGTCACTATGGATTATGAGACAGGTGAAATCACAAGGTACAACGACACAGGAATGACAGACCCTATAGTCAGAGGAGTTCAGTATCTAGAACTTGCTGACAC